GGCCGCCGGTGCAGGACGTCGTACAGCGGGTGCTCACGAGCGGCTCGCTTGTTGTCCTGGTCGTCTTCGATGTAAAGCTTGAGCGACACTTGGGCCATGCCTTCGGCGATGCGACGGACGCAGGCGCAGACGGTGGAAACCTTCAAGGCGTTGGCGATGGTGACGGACTGGCCGCTTTTGCTTTGCCCCAGCTGCAGGATTTCAGCGGGCAGGTCGGCAACGGTTACGCCTTTCTGGGAGAAGGCGCGGGCAAGGATACCCATCACTCACCCCCTTTAATGGCAATCAACCGGCCAGCGACGAGGCACAGCAGGCCGCCGACGATGTACCCAGCGGGGGCATAAATGAGGTGCGCGCCATAGGACACCGCCGCGGCGCCTCCTGCGATCATCGCGTCAGGCAGCAATGCCGAGGCGACCGCAGAGGCGCGTTTTAGGGTGTCTTTCATGTGGTTTCCCAGAATGATTTGCCCGGTGCTGCCGGGTTGAGAGAGAGCAGTGAGACGGCGTTGAGCAGCGCCATAAGCGGGTCGATTTTTGCCGTCCCGCTGGCCTGTTTTGTGATCGTGATCGCGTTTCCGCGGGGCTCTACCTTGGCGTTACTGACGGCCCAGGCCATCATCGGGCGGCCTGCGTGCAGCAATTCGCCCTCGGCTAGCTTGCGTTCTGCGGTCTTGATTGACCCGTTGAGCTTCCAGCCTTGCGATATGCCGAGAATCTTGTCTTCAGGCACGCCGGCGGATGCGAGCGCCTCAAGAATTGCGCCGATCCCACCAGGGTCAATGCCTACTTTGTCGAGCAGCCCGGAGGCTTCGGCGCGGGCGACGATTTCGGCCAGTTCGGCCACGTCGTCGCCGATTTCAGCGACGATTGTCAGGTCTCCGTCGTTGGCAAAGTCCCGTATTCGGGCGGCCTCTGATTTGCGCCTCTCAAGAACGGACGGATGCGCCCATGCGTGCCCCCAGTGCAGCCACTTTCCGGTTTCGGCTTCTCTGCCGAGTACGGCAAGGCCAAGCAAGTCATCCAGCCCCCCGCCGTCAATGCCGACTTCGATCACTTCGGAGCGCCGTATTAGCTCGTCAAGCGCTTTTGGCCCTGTTCCTTGGCGCTCCCAGTAGTCGGCGCCGGCCCAGCGATCTGACCGCAGCGCAAGGCCGATTTCGACATTGGCGTGTTTGGCCAGGAAGGCCCGCAGCGCTTCCTCCCCGGATTCGTCGGCTTTACGAAACTCTCGCTCCAGGAACTCGCGATCAACGGAATACCCGAGATTCGGATTCACTAGCGCAAGGTTTTCAGCGCGCAAATGGCGCTTGCTTTCGACCATCTCGGGCGGGTGCTCGAAGATCACCGGCACAAAGCGCGGGTCATCAATCTTTCCGTCCCGGACGTCGCGGGCGTATCGCAGCTTTTCGAGGAATACGCCGGCGGGGGCGTCGTCTGACTGCGTGGTGAGATAGACCACGAAGCCCTCGGGGCGAGAGGCAAGGCCACCGGTCGCCTCGATGAGCATGTTTCCCGCGTTTGGCTGCTTGCCGAACAGCCATAGCTCATCGACCAGGGTGCCGACGCTCTTTTTCCCCGATACGGTGTTGCTGTCAGCGGCTAAGACCTTCAGCGTCGCATTGCTTTCGCGGTGCGTGATGGTCTTGATGTGCGTCTGCACGTGCATCAGGGCGCCGAGGTCTTCATCGACGCGCACCATGTCCCGGGATGGGCTGAAGCTGTTGTTTGCAACCTCGATGGTCGGGGCCAGGATGGTGAATTCAGCCGACTGGCGCCAGTTGAGCACCAGCGCGGTCATCATGATCCCGGCGGCGATGGTCGATTTGCTGTTCTTCTTCGGAATCAAGACGAACCATTCTGTGATCAACCGGCGCCCGGTGCTGGGGTCGTAGGCGCCAAAGATCGAGGCCACCAGATCAAACACCCACTGCGCGCAAGATTCGCCGAAGGTAGGGCTTCCAGGCGCATCAACGATGCGCAGCGCCTTGAATATCTCCAGCGCGTGATCCGCTTGATCCTGGAATATCGGCGGCGGGATGATTGACCTCCCGGACTCAAGCCGCTCCGCCCAGTCAGGGCATGCGGTTGTCCGGGGATGGGTCATTGGTTATTGCAGTCTGGTCGTCGGAGGTGGCGTTGCGGGCTTGAACTTTGATGCAGCAACCTTGGCGCGGTCTGCGGTTTCGGCTTTCTTCCCGCCGTCGCCAATCTTGGGATGCACGTACTGCGCTGCAGCCTGGGCAGCCTTGATTCGCAGAGCCACCGGTATTTCCGGGTCATTCATCATGGTTTGCAGCACATCAAGAGGCAGCATTCCATTCGTATCAGGCCCAAAAACACCGCTTTCTTCGTGTTCTTGAGGCTCTTTTCGTGGCCGTCCTGCACCGGGTCGAGCTCCACCGCTGCGGCCTTTGACTCCTGCCATGTTTGAATCCCGTTTGAAAAGGGGGGAAATTTTGTCCGAATGGGATACCGG